TTACAGTGAACTTAATCTTAAGTTGACACGTGTGTTAGGTGAGGAAGTAAAGATGGCAGCAGTCGAAGATGATGCTCCATTTAATGATGCACCTGCAATGTCTGATCCTGTTGCGACAGCTGCTGATCCAGTAGCCAGAGCTGATTCGGACAATGATGACACTATGAGTTATTTTGCTAAACTAGCAGCTGAAGCTTAAGAGTTAATCAGTTATTAAGAAGGGGACGAAAGTCCCCTTTTTTATTATTGGATTTCCATCCTTGCTTCTCTAACATAATCTCCATAAGCAGCATCTTTATAATGGAAATTAACATTAGTTACATGACCATACGGTCGCTGAGTCATTGGATCAATTGCACCATTAGCAATATCTAATTGTCTTTGAGTTCTAAATTCATAAGCTTGTTGGTTTCTTGAATTTTGAATGTCAAGAGCCAGAGCTGATTGTTCATCTAGGCGGGGTTGTAATCCCGGAGTTTTGTCGGTAAGATTAATTCCCATTCTCTTTTTATACTCAACTGAACTATAATAATCTTTAGTTGCGTCAGATAGGTAAGATGTTTCTAACCCCATTCCTTTAGCATCGTATTCACTAAATTCAATACCAAAGAATTTTCTTACCTTTTCTGGTATCATACCTTTAAACCAGTTACCTATTCTTCTTGGCATATCTGTAATCCATTCCCACATTCCTTTAGCTGTACCTACTGGATCACTAAACAATTGTCCGACGAAATCTGATATAGCAGAAAGTGCATGGAAAGGGAATGCAATAATTTTACGTATTAAGTCTGCGAAACTAAATTTTTGTATTGCTGCAAGAGCGTCACCACCAATACCTTGCCCAGGTAAAATGTTACCATCTTTGTCTGTTTCAAGACCAAACATTTTTCTAATACCCCATACTACTAATCCCTTAATAGCATCTGCTAAACCACCAACAAGATAACCGATAGCACCACCACCGGCTTCACCTAGTATCGTATACCATTTAGCATCTTCTTTACCTGCTTCAGCTTTACCTGCTTTGAATCCTTCAAATATTGAGAATATAGCAGAAATTGGCCAGAGCAATCTACCTATAAATTTCACAGCACCCAGCTGGGAAAATGTTTTAAGAGTAGCTGCAATTGCTTTATACGGTGCTTTTGCTGTCCATTTGGCTATACCGCCACTAACCTTAACTAGTGGATTTAATAATTTTCCAATTCTTCGTGTTACTAAACCAATAAAACCAACACTTGTCCATGCCGCTCTAACAGGCATTGATGCACGAGGTCCGCCAGTATATTTCTTCACAACCTTTTTACCATCTTCACCTAATCCCATAGAATTATATGCTTTCAGTCTTAAGTCAGCTAATCTAGTTCTTACACTTTCAGTAAGTCCAGCCCATCCAAATGTTTTCCACTGGCCATCAACTTTCTTATACATTGGCTTACCATGTTTATCGTAGCCAAACCATTTATAGATAGAAGTTTTAAGTTTTGTATATGCAGTAGCAATCTTTCCACCCGATAACCATGCTCCAATAGTAGTTCCAGCCCAAACTTTAACAGCAGCTAAAGCAGCCAAAGCTTTTGTATGCCATAAATGCATACCGTTATATGCTAAAACAATTGATCCGGTTAATGCTGTGATTAATGGCACCATGCCGTACTTAAACCAGTTTTGTTTAATGATTGACCATTCTTCTCTTTTCTTTTGTCGTGCTAATTCCCTAGGAGATAAAAATCCAGCAATCAGCTTTCTAAATTTCTTAGTGAAGTCAAACATCTCACCGCCATGCTCTCTACGGTATTCCTCATCAGTCTGTTCTTTCTCTTGATCTTTTGATTTTCTATATTTGAACCTCATTAGATCAGCATTTGCATTCTCGATATTGATTCGGTACATCATCTTGTTTGATTTCTCAATCAAACGTCTTGTCATAAATGTAGAGTGTTTAATTACTTCTTGGACTTTTTTCTTTGCCTTAGATTTTGGGGCAGTTCGCTTTTCAGCATATTCTTTACCGGCAATATTGGCTTTGATTCTTCGCTTAAAGTCTACTGTATCGTTTACTATAGGTTCGCCCGTAGCTGACGTCTTAGCGTTTGGATTTAAAATAGCCTCATCAGCTTTTTGTTGACGTTTAGATTCTTCGGCTTCTTTCAGTCTATCGCGCGTACTCAGTTGATTCTGCTTTCGCAGAAGTTGTACTACTTCACCTAATAAACTTTCTTGTGTTTTCTTTGCCATAAGTTTTTATCCCATTTTTGCTTGTCGTTCCTTATTTTTTCTATTTTCTTCTTCAATATGTTCCTTCATGAGAACTAAATATAATTCCCTTTCCCATGGTAACATATTTTCTAAATCAGCCAAACTAAAATTATGATGGACCATTAAAGCAAAATTAGTTTTTAACTGATTTGCTACGTTATCATGCGAAAGGGCTATGAAAAAAAATCTGTCAATCCTCTCAGCTGTCTAACATTTTGATGTCCACATGCACCACACTTATAATCAAGATCATAAGTTACTACCGGCGAGTCTGTCATAAAGTTTATGATCTTAGCAAACTGATCATTATTTAAACTTTCAACAAACCTCACTACTTCGTTAAACGGTGCATCTTTAGTTGTATATGTTTCTTCACCACTATAAATTGTATCAATTGTTTTTGCTACCATATTAATAGCAGCTTCAGTCTCAGTAGCTCTTTGAGCCTGAGTTAAACTATCTGAATAACCAAGATATTTTAAATCAACACTAATCTCGTCATTTATTTTTAAATGCATATCTGCAGCAGTATCTAGATTAGCTACATAAACATCATCTAAATTAATTTTATTTTTTTGTGTTGCTTCGCATTCATCACTTAAACACTCCAATTGAACTTCAATACCTTCACCTACAGATTTACTACGCAAAGTAGTAAACATAAATTCGATATCAAACATCGTGAATGACTTTATATCAATTGGTGTTTCTACACAAGCCTTAATAATATCAGTCACAGCTCTTTCAATTGCTATTTCGCTTTCAGATTCTAATGCAATTAATAAAATCTTTTCTTCTTTGACCACATATGGTCTGTATATAATACTTTGCCCTGTTGAGGGCACAATCATATCATACTTTGGGGTTGCTATAATTGGCAACATATCATTATATCTCCATTGTTATAATTAAAATACACGCTTAAATATATCTAGCGTATTCGCTCCTATCTGTAACATCTTATTTGATAGATCTTCCCATCCATCTGTTAAACTTAATGATTCGAAATTATCATATTCAAACGTAACACTTACTGATGTTAGTCCATCTGCTCCTTCAGATAAATCAATTTGACTTACCGTAATTGGATATGCATTTGTAAGTTTAATTGTATATCCTGGAATAACATCATTTGATGGCGACAGCTGTTGTATGAGTACATCAGTACAATAGTCTTGTTTATAAAATGCCTTATAGTGTCTACCTGATGTATCAATAATCATTTCTTGCCACATATCAAAATACTTTTTAATATAGTAATCATTCGTTAATAAGAATGACATACTAACTTCATCTGTTGCAGCGGAATAAGGTTTTTTAGACATGTGGTGGTTATGCATAGCTTCTTGTGTGAGTATACGTTTACCTGGCATCATTGCTGTTTGACATAATAAAAACATATCTCTCGGATCAGTAATAAAGTCTGCTATATTTACACCATCACCTGAAATTAAATTACTCAAGAGAGTTGCGGGATTATATCCTAATAAACTGTTTATAGACTTTGATGGATGAGTTATATAAACTGCGTATCTATTTCCACGTGCTAAACCACCTCTACGGTTAATTGTAGACTTCATTGTATCGATACTTACCGGTAATGCCATTAGTATTTTCTCCTTGATTGACCCCAAATATATCTTTGACTCTTCTTCCTAAACGCAGCTGTTTGTAAAAATATTGCTATATTCCATTCTGATGAATTAACCTTCATAACATTTGATGTTACATTAGGTGTCAAATAATGTTTGTAGCATGGTGCAAAATACTTATACTTACTCGTAGCCTTTAACAATTTATACGTTATTTTAAATTTAGTTGAATCATCAAACTTTTGATTATTCGTTACATCATTTAATTTGTCTAAGAAGATAGCACGAACTTTAGGTGGTAAGTAATGCAAGTTTAATGCATGGAATCCACCTGGTGCTTTACCTACAATAACAGCTAAAGGAAATGTGTCATAGTAAGGTAAAGTCTTTTTAAGCTTTGGATCATATGTGTACATTACCATATCACCAGCTTTTATACGTGTCTTCTTTAGTCTATCATCTTTTAAAACATTAGGCCCTAACTTACCAAGCTTCTTTACGTTCTTTGCAAACCATACTTCGGCTTCTTTAGTTCTTGCCTGTATTCCTTTACGAAATGCTTCTGATTCTAACTTGTCAAACAAACTAGCCACTAAAAGTCTCCATTAATTGAGGTCCGAATACTACCATGATATATGCTATAATACCCATAGCTGCTATACCACCCAGTAAAAACTTTATTTTAAAATCATCTACCATCATTTTAAATCCTATTATTTCGTTCCCCAATATTCTTAGAGATATTTCTAGTTTACCATCACTTTGATCTTCTTCTTTCATAACTATATTTATACCTTTTTACCAAGTGTTTTCCATATTCTTCTACCAGTTTTAGTTTTGCTTGCTTTAAACCCTAAGGTCATTGTCTTAATACCCATTGCCTCTAATTCTTTCTCGGTCCAAATATAAAACTTATACCCACGGTTTTCACAAAACTTATTTGCATATTCCCATTTAGAAACATTCTTCATGTAGGTTAATGCTTCATTAAGCTTTTTACGTTTAGGTGGTTTTGTTTGTGATGATGGTTTAATTTCAACTAACCAGGTCTCACCCTTTGTAGTTCTTATAGTGAGGTCAACAAAGTATCTATGAGGTTTATTATCTGTTTTACATATATAACCTATAACAGTTTCTTCTGAGTTCCACCATTTAACCCATGATGCATCATCTAAATGACGAAATGCATTGCGTTCCCACAATGATCTATACGTTATTTTGTTTGGGTCACCTTTATACTTAGCAAGGTTCTTAGGTTTCCATGATCCAGAATATGTTTTTTTCATACAACTATTTATACAAACCCGTATAAATAAGTATATAACAAACCAAAGGAACAATTATGCAAGATCCAGCAGAAGATCACAGACACCAACGTGGTAGGGAAATAGCTGACAAAGCTAGAGGATTTTCTTTCCAATCTTGGAAATACCCATCAACAGTTGGTAGTGATACCTATCAAGATGATATAAGCTTTAACAGTCATGAAACTAGTGAGTACGCTAAACAGCGTATGAATAATCTTTCTCAATTAACTAATGAACCATATATGATGTTTGAGTTCATGAAAGTTGATGGTACACCAAATAAAAATAAAAATACCTTTGCACAACAAGGTAAAAAAGGATTTAATTGGACTGCGGGATTTCTTAAAAGTAACTCAGCTGCAGTAATAGGAAGGGCAGCTGACGTTTTGAACCAAGATAATACTATCGGTCGTGGAACAAACAGAGAAAATGCAATTATGGAATCTGCTGGTGGTGCAAATTCCGCAGCAGTAAATAACAGTATTACTAATGGTAAAGCATTCGAAGCTTCAAAAGGATTAATCGAAGCTTATACAACTCCAGTAAGAAGAACATATACAGGTTCTATTTGTTTGTATATGCCAACTGGAATTGAGATATCTGACGGTGTAACATATAACGAGGACACAAGACAATTTGCTGCTGGCTTAAATGAAATGATAGCTGGTGGAGGTGCAGATGTTTTTAATAATAAAGCAGTGTTGGCTAGTACACAAGCAATTTCAGTATATGGTGCAGGTGCAGGTAAAATAGCTGGAGGCGGTATGTTAGGTGCTTTAGCTGGTTATGGTGTTGGTGATATTATCGCAACTGAAATGCAAAGATCTACCGGTGCACTATTAAATAAAAACGAATTTGCAGCTTACGCTTCAACACCATTAAGATCATTTACTTTTAATTGGACTATACTACCTGATTCAGAACAAGAATCTGATCAAGCAACAGGATTAATTAAATTCTTAAGAGAGTCTATGCATGCCACAAAAAATGATCAGGTCACAATCACAGTTCCTGACCACTGTATAGTATCATTCCATGGTTCAAAAGACATGATTCAATTACCTCCTGTTGTTGTAGAGAATGTT